GTATTATCGCAGCTTTATCTGTTACAGTTCCACCAATTAAATGTTTCCCAGATGACGCTGATGACACGCTAGATTTAGCAACGGCTAGAGCTGGTGACAAGATTGCACAATTAGTTTATCGTCATAATGATGCTCCTCTACTCTGGCTTCATGCTCTATTCATCTATGTTACTGAAGGTCTAGTTGCTTATTATAATTATGAAGATTACAATAAGAAGTATGGAACTTATCAAGAGAAGACATACGAAGATATAGAAGAAGAACAAGAAAATCTTGTCTGCTCACTTTGTGGATTTCCACTTGAGGATAAAGAAGCATTTCCTGGTCAAGCCGCTGAATTGAAAGATCAGGAAATTGATGAGTTCCAACCAGATAATGAAGATGCTCCGTTACATGCATTAATTAATGAAGGTAAAGAAATTTGTCCATCTTGTATGATGGCAATGGACCCTGTTATTCAAAAAGAAAAATTTATTACTACTCGTCTTACTGGAGTGATTGATAAGCCAAAGGGTCGTATTTGTCTTGAAGCTCGTGGTGGCTTATACATTAAGATTCCCAATTATTGTAAGAAGCAGAAGGATCTACCATACCTAATTTACAGTGATGAATTTGACTATTCAATGGTAGTCGAAGAATATAAGCATTTACATGGAAATAAGAATCTACTTGAAAAGTTAAAGAGCGGCAACAATCCTGGTGGATATGAATGGTATGCACAATGGGGAAGGCTTAGTCCTCAATACCAAGGTGAATATCCACAGAATGTTGTAACAGTTAATAAAGCTTGGATTCGTCCTGGCAAGTTTAACATTCTTAAAGACGAAGAAGATGTTAAGAAGCTAAAGAAGAGATTTCCGGACGGAGTTAAAGTTACATTTGTAAATGAAGAATTTGCAGAAGCATGTAATGAGAATCTAGATGATTGCTGGACATTGATTGAAAACCCAATGTCTGACTTTTTACATTTCAATCCTCTAGGTGCATCACTTACATCTATTCAAGATATTACAAATGATTTAATTAGTCTAACTCTACAGACTATTGAGCACGGTATTGGACAGACATTTGCAGATCCAGCCGTTCTCAACTTTAACGCTTATGCACAAACATCAACTTTACCTGGTGGTGTATTCCCTGCAACTCCCAAATCTGGAAAAACTCTTGGAGAAGGATTCCACGAGCTAAGAACTGCAACATTAAGTCCAGAAGTAATGCCGTTTGGTCAGCAGATTCAATCTTATGCTCAATTAGCATCTGGTGCAACACCTAGTATATTTGGTGGAGAATTAGCCGGTGCTGGTGGAGAAACAGCATCTGGATATTCAATGTCTCGTGCTCAGGCTTTACAGAGACTTCAGAATATCTGGAAACTGTTTACTACTACCTGGAAGAATGTATTTAGTAAAGTCGTTCCAATGTACATTAAGATCGTCCAAGAGGATGAGAGAGATGTACAGCGTAAGGATGATGGAAGTTTTGTTAATGTTCTTATACGTAAGTCTGAGCTACAAGGTAAAATTGGCAAAGTTGAATTAGATGCTGGTGAGAATCTTCCATTAACTTGGACTCAGAAGAAAGATTTGTTGTTCACTTTACTACAGGCAACTAATCCTAAGATTATGGAGATTCTTAATGCTCCAGAAAATCTTACTATTATTCACGAAGCTTTAGGATTGGTTGACTTCTATGTGCCTGGTGAAGATGATATTATTAAGCAGTATGATGAGATTAAACTTCTACTAGATTCTGAGCCAATTGAAGAACCTCCTTCACCAGAAATGATTGCAGAAGCTATTGCAATGGGACAGCCTCCACCACAAATGCAGGAAGTCCCATCTGTAGAAATTGATCCTATTTATGATAATCACGTAGTAGAATTCGATATTTGTCGTAAGTGGATTGTATCAGAAGCTGGAAGGCAGACTAAGACTGATAATCCAGAAGGATATAGAAACGTCTTATTGCATGGTCGTTTGCATTTTATGGAAATTCAAAGATTACAAATGGAACAGGCCATGCAAGCCCAATCTAATGATTCAAACAAGAAGCCTGGTGATAACACTCCTAACGAAAAGAGAGATAAAACTAAGAGTGAAGCACCAATAATGGAGGAAGGTAATGTATCGGTCATTCAATAATCTAATTCAAGCTGAATTGATGGCACCAGCCGCTGTTGCTCCTTCTGGTAATGCTGGAGTTGTTGATTCTTCATCTAAGATTGGTTCATCTCCTGAATTATCTAAAGATGATATTATAGATTTTCTTGGATCTGATGATGACAAGAAAGATGATATTATTCCGCTAGATGATAAAGATAAGAAAGATGACAAAGACGACAAGAAGCCTGAGAAGAAAGCAGACGATAAAGAGAAATCTGAAGAAGATGAAGAAATCGAAGATGATGAGGATGATGAATTAAAAGAGCTTGAAGAAGAACTCGAAGAAGTAGATGAAGATAAACTAGAACTTACTACGCCTACTTCTCGTCGAGAAATTCTTAAAAAGTATCCAAAGTTATTTAAAGATTTTCCAAATCTTGAGAAGGCTTATTACAGGGAACAAGAATACACTAAAATACTGCCAACAATCTCTGATGCCAAAGATGCAGTTGACAAGGCTCAGACATTAGACAAGTTTGAGCAGGATTTAGTTACTGGTAATACAGAGACTATCCTCAAAGCCGTTAAAGAGAATACACCGAAATCATTTAACAAGATTGTTGATGATTATCTTGGTGCTCTTTCACGAGTTGATGAGAAAGCCTATCTTCATGTAACTGGAAACATTGTTAAGCATACTATCGTTGCAATGGTTCAAGAAGGTAGAAAGACACAGAATGAAGCATTGGAAAGTGCAGCCGCTATCTTAAATCAGTTTGTATTCGGCTCGTCTACATTTACTCCACCTAAGAAGCTATCATCTGATGAGAAGCCTGAAGTAGATGAGAAAGAAGCAAAGATAACTGAACGTGAAAAAGAATTTACTCAGCAGAGGTATAAAACTGCTAGTAAAGAATTGAATACTAAAGTTAATAATTCATTCAAGGCTACGATTGAAGCTAACATTGATCCTAAAGAGTCAATGTCTGACTATGTCAAGAAAACAGCTTCTCGTGAAGCACTTGAAGAACTTGAAACTTTAATCTCTAAAGATACAAGATTTAAAGTAATTATAGATAAGCTATGGGAACGTGCTCTTAAAGAAGATTTCAGTTCAGAATCAGTAGACAAAATTCGTGGCGCCTTCATTTCTAAAGCTAGAACTTTGCTGCCATCTGTAATTAAGAAGGCAAGGAATGAAGCTTTAAAAGGAATGGGCAAACGAGTTAGAGATAATGATGATGAGCCACATCCACGTAAAGGCTCCAAAAAGGACGATGAATCACGTCAAAGAAATGATTCCAACGATCGGAGCAAGAGAGAAATTCCAAAAGGTATGACCTCACTCGAATTTCTAATGTCAGATGACTAGGAGATTAAAATGGCTGTTGTAGAATCTCAAGTTGATGCATTAGAGTTAGAGCGGGTTATCCCGAAAATTCGCGTTTTGTTTGAGAGGGATGATAAGTTCTTCGCAAATATTAAAAAGCGCGACGTTGAAGTCATTTCACAGCGACTAATGCGCGTTCCATTGGAAATCAGACCTGGTGGAAGTTTCCAGTATTTTGATCCTAATGGTGGCGATCTTGGTCGTGGTGGTGGTCCAACGTGGGATAAAGCCGTTCTTAACTCTGTATTTGTTAGTGAAAACATTGAGTATACAAAACTTACTCAGTGGGCAACTAACAACGACCGTAAAGCTATTACCAATGCTGTTAAGAGATTGACAGCTACTGCACTAGATGAATTGCGCCGACAGATTGACGCACAGCTAATGCAGGCCGGTAATGGAGTTGTTGGTGAAATTGATAGCGTTAGCACTGCGGCTGGTGTTGATACTTATGTATTGACAGCAGAATTTGGTGCTAGATTGGTTCGTTACGGACAAACAGTTCAGGTTTTTGATTCAACTCTGTCTACTCTGCGTGGTAGCGGACAAATTACTCAGTGGGACGTTGAAAATTCGACAATTGATGTTGAACCTGCTATTGCTGGCGCAGTTGCTGGTGATTTCCTTGTGGTTCAGGGCATCAGTTCTCCTAATTCACTTCCTGCTATGTATGGTGTTCCTTACCATCACAGCAATTCAGCAGTTGGAACTTGGCTTGGATTTAGCCGTGCAACCAACCCTGAAATCCGTTCTAATCGTGTAAACGGTGGAAATTCAGCACTTTCATTGCCGCTTCCTCGACTTGCAATCAATAAGATTGGAAATCGAGTAGGCATTGACAATAACTTCAAGCCAAATGCATGGTTGCATCCATGTCAGAAACAGGCTTATGAAGATATTGGTCAAGCTGTCATTATGATTCAGCAGCCCAATAAGAATCGTTCTGAGGGCGATCTGGATATGTATTTTGACAGAATGCAATTTGCTGGTGCTCCTGACAAACCAAGCTTCAACTGGAACAAGACTCGTATTGACTTTGTTTCCAATGAAGTCTGGGGACGTGGTGAAATTCTGCCACTTGGATTCTATACAACTGATGGTAGAAGGATTTTTGAAATCCGTAGTGCATCTGGTGGTGTTTCTACGGCTGATATCTTCTACATGGTGTGTGGAATGCAGTTCTTTGTGAATAATCCTGCTGCAACAGCGTACATTGATGATTTGGCTATCCCTGAAGGATACCAATAAGGAGGTTATGAATAATGAGTGATCTCCTTTTCCAGAATCTATCAACTGTACAATCAGAGCAGCAGCCTAAGCCTGTTACTATGGCTTCTGCGGCTACTATTTCTCCAACAACGTTCCTCACATTCATTACAGGAACAGTACAGATTGCGAATATTACGCCTCCTGTATCTGGTGCCTGTTTGATTGCACTAGTATTTACGAATGCTAATCCCGGTGCATTCTTGAATACTGGAAACATCGAATCAACTAAAGATCCAGCTCAGAATGAGCTAGTTCTGTTGGCTTACGACCCTGTTACTGCAATGTGGTACGTTTGTAATCCGTAATCTCTAGTTCTAGAGCTAGTTACACTTCCTTGCCGATTCAGAGTGTATAACTAGTAAAAGGAATCGGCACCAAATTTTATGATTTCATCAGAACGTTACTTAAATCCAAACGGATCACCTCCACAGTTAGTGGCCTTTGGATTTTTTACGTTTGATAGTGACAATAAGCCGCTGTTTACATT